AACCAAGGTTCCCTTAGGAACCCTCCTATTAAGGAAGGGGTTGTAGGGGAAACGTAGTTTCCCTTACTAAGGGGTCGTAGGGGATATATCCCCTACAGTTGATTAGAGTCGTATATTTTGTATAATGTTGCAATGATTGCATTATTATACTAAGGGAACCAAGGTTTTGTCACGCTCTTCCCTTAGGAACCCTCCTATTAAGGAAGGGGTTGTAGGGGAAACTACGTTTCCCCTACTTACCACTTACCACCTCCCGCCGCCTTCTTCACATTAATAGCCGGACCCTTGCGTTTCTTTGCCTTTGATGGGTCATATGCCTCGTCTTCGTCATCTGAACCCATGTTTTGGGAAATATCCCAAAACTCTTTGGCGCCCAGTTTAAAATTGGGTCGGGTTTCTGCTTTATACCAAAATATTTGGTCATATAATTTATTCGATTTTGCATTGTTATTAATAACCAAACACTCGTAATTTTCGGTTGTTTGGTCCATCACTGACGAAAATGACTCCAGTGTTGGAAACATCGAGGCATAATTTTTCCAGATTCTTTCACGATTTGTCATATAGGGTTCACGCAAAATAAACACGTAGTCAATATTTGTTCGCAAATTAGGGGGTATTCCTAAAGGATATTGCATTGTAATAATAAGCATCACTTTCCAATGACGCCCATTCATAAATAACATTCGCATCATTTTATCACGTGTCCACGTTTGGTCATATAAACAATCATCTAAAATCACAAACGTCCTTGGGTCGATGGTGGTCTTATTGTAACTTTCGACGTCCTTCTTCATCTGTTTCAGCACCGCCTTTTGACGTCTCAATATATTTTCAATTAATACAGTGTTATATTCTTCATGAATAAATAATCTAGGCACGTGTTGGGCATAAAACCCATTACCTGCTTCTGTACCAGATATAACAGTTCCGATTGGAATATCTTGATGATGATATAACAAATCACGGACTAAAAAGGATTTTCCTGTATCACGACGTCCTATCATTACAATCACCGGTCCTTTATTTTCATTTGGTTTGAAAGTAATCCATCTCATATCAAATTTTTTTAATTCCAATGATGCCATATTTATTGTATATTGTTATCAGACTATATACACCTTCGGACATTTAAAACGGGACAAAAATCCGCACAGCGGATTTATTTCTCAAGGACAACTGTTACCGATAAATGAACTGAATAGCGCAAATCTTCGTCGGTGTAAATATCCGAAGATGTAACATACAAATGTAACACGTTATGTTTATGTTAAAATACTATTCATAAATGATATATGGACCGTTTTACTATCAATTATAGTAAACCTTTTATTATACAACTCGAAACTTTAGGAAACCAACACGATATTATAAATTCGAATATTGATACTAAACATCAATACCAACCATATAATATCAAACATTTGCAATTATACAATCCGATTTATAAACAATTTTTTAACATGCGAACACATAATCACCAACGGATTGGATTAAATCATCCATATTATATTTATGATTTACATAATGTATCGGACCGAAATAAAACCAACCAAATACCTGCTAATATATTTATCAAATTTTCACCTTTACTTGACCCATATAGGTATATGATTGGTAAATATGACATCACAGATGATAAAATTCGCACATTACCAAAACTAGAAAGCGATACTTCAACAGTTCATCCGAAACTACTATTATATCACAACGCATCCTACATTGATAATTTGTTTTGTTATTTAAATTCTATGTTATTACATCATCACAAATGTTCCAACGGTTTGTTATATTATGGTTCATATTTAGGTATTCAATCAAAATTCAAAATTGATATTAGTGATGATATTGAATATTTATCAGAGTCTGTTTTTTTTAATAAAAATATAGGTAAATATTTTCAAATCGAACGAGATGTTTGTAATACAAGTGATTCTAGAGGGAATAAACCTACACTCTCATTTGATGACACTAATTGTGATTTAATATGTGAAAATTTACCTAAGGATTTCATATCAAATACTAATTTATCAAACAGTCTAATTGAAGAAGTATATACACAAAATGTATCAAGTGATAATGATACATCGTCATCTGGGGAAGATGATAATGATTCATGTGTAGAGGGTTCAAGTGAGGAGGATACTGATGAGAGTTCGAGTGATGAGAGTTCGAGTGATGAGAGTTCGGACGATGAGAGTTCGAGTGATGAGAGTTCGGACGATGAGAGTTCGAGTGATTGTTCAAGTGATGAATCTATATGTGCATATATCGATGATTTCCCAATTCAAATGATTTGTATGGAAAAATGTGATGGGACATTGGATGAATTATTTGTGTCAGATGAAATTGATGTAAACATAGGCGCAAGTGTTTTATTTCAAATTATAATGACCCTCCTGATTTATCAAAAAGCCTTTAAATTTACACATAATGACTTACATACAAATAATGTGATGTATTCAAATACTAATCAAGAATTTCTTTATTATAAATACAACGGGCAAGTGTATAAAGTGCCTACATATGGAAAAATATTTAAAATCATCGATTTTGGTAGAAGTATCTATAAATTTAATGGAAAGGTTTTTTGCAGCGATAGTTTTGATAAAACGGGTGACGCGTCTGCACAATATAATTGTGAACCGTTTTTTAACAAGAATAAACCTAGATTAGAACCGAACTTCAGTTTTGATTTATGTAGACTGGGGTCATCTATTTTTGATTTTATTACTGATATTGATCAACCCAAAGATACATTTGACGAATTCCAACGCACCATTCATCGATGGTGTCAGGATGACTATGGGAAAAACATTTTATATAAAAAAAATGGTGATGAACGGTATCACAATTTTAAACTCTATAAAATGATTGCTCGCACTGTCAATAAACACACGCCTGAAATGCAATTATCAGACCCATATTTCAAACAATTTGAGACAGATGTCCAAGATAACAATGTAGATATGGTATGTATAGACAGTTTGCCCGAATATCATAAAGTTGAGGAAAAAATGGAATAGTTTCATAACAGTTGAATGAAAATCTTCATATTTTCGGTTTTTCATACGAATATATTCAATCTTGGACACGGTTAAATATAATGTTGGATATATCCATTGTAATACAAATGTTCATTATGATTTTTCATCTATTAGCACATATATATTTTGTGGGTGTCCAAGATTTGAGAGTATATACCACATAAACAACCAATTTTGCTTGTTTATTCTATATGTATTTCTTGGACACATCTGCCTGATACGTGTAAAGTTACCGATATATCTAATAAGTGTTTGCTGTATACCTTATGCTTTACACGTGTAAAACTAGAGTGTGTCCAAGATAATGATTACTATTTTTGGATTTATTTATGGTATGATACAAAAATATGCCTGTAATTATACGAAAAAAATAAATCCACATTAACCCCAACCGAGGCGACCTCTGAAACCATAAATATATTTCACCCCGCCTCAAATGTTTCACTAACCATTGATGACTGTTCTAAGTATGTTAATACAATTCCTGAAAAATCTATAGATATGATTTACCTAGACCCGCCATTTAACTCTGACCGAAATTATACAATGGATGTGAATTCTGACGTTGGATTTTCAGATAAATGGAATGATGAAGGATATGAACAATTCTTAGAAGGTATTATTCCAAACCTTAAATTGGTTTTACACCATTTCGCATTGAAAATGCGCAATGGTAACCGGTTGCCTTTCACTCATTTACGCCCATAAAATGGGCGTTTTGAATGAGAAAAGGTGAAAATAATTATATAAGTAAAATATATAATGGTTCATGATAAACATATTGGTAAAGTAGTATTGGTAGAATTACCAAATAATTCAAGTCCTAGATGGAGATGGATTGTTAAAAAAAGAGATGACGGAAGATATATTGCTAGAGCACCTAAGATAGGTGTTTTAATAAGAGATTTAGATAAAAAATTAGAAAAGGATTATAATTCAGAACATTTGTTACCAAAAAATTTTTCATTTTGGAAAAGTTTAAGTAAAGGTAGAAAATCAAAAAGATCTAAAAAAAATAAATCAAGAAAAAACAAAACAAAAAAGAGATATTTTGATTATCAAAAATTATAATTTAGTAAAAGTATATTGATGTGTTCGTATTTCTTTACCATTATTACTTATTCTACAATCTTCACTTAATAACTCATAACTATTTTTTGTAAGTTGTTTTATTATTGATAACCAAGGACGCTTTCGTTTTGTTGGTTCTCCCACTGCTTTTAGATTATTAAATGCAAAATATTTTCTTATTTCAGGTATTAATTCCATTACATTTTTTTGAATTTGTTCATTATTATCTAATTCGTAAAGAGTATATATATTTTTATTTTCTAAATCTAAAATTGTTATTATTTTGCTAATAATTTCTTCTTGTTCTTTTTTATATAATTCACTTTTTACACCTTTTCTCATTTACACCTTTTCTCATTCAAAACGCCCATTTTATGGGCGTAAATGAGTGAAAGGCAACCGGTTACCATTGCGCATTTTCAATGCGAAATGGTGTAAAATACTAAAATAATTATCTAAAAAATACTAGAATAATTATTTACACCTTTGAACATTTAAAACGCCGAGTTATACCAAGTTCCATTGTAATTTTGGATTACATTTTTATTATTTGCCCTATAAAACATTATCCATATGTCGCAATTACCACTCCCACAAATTATATATTGACATCTTGACATTATTATTGTTATTGCTAAGTATTTTTTTGAAAACTCATAATTTTGAGATTTCATTTTTTTATCAACTGTATCATTACATTTTTTCATATGTCTTATTTCATCATTGAAATAAAAAGAGTTATTTGGAAACTTATTTGTAATGAATTCTATAAATTCGGTTTCATCACTTTGGACTAAAAACACTAATTTTTGGTTTTTTTGTAGTAATTGATTTACATAAATTAAATATTCGTCATAACTACATTTTGTTGTTTCACTGTTTTTATCATTTCCTCTATAAAATAATACACAAATGTTTTCATAAAGTAAATTGTATTTTTTTTCTATATTATTGATGATTTCATTTATTTCAGCTGATGGAGAAAAATATTTTTTGATTAACGGTGTTATACATTTATAATTTAAATTAGCATAGTTTTTGAATTGATAAATGTGTTTATAGTTTATAGGGTGTATTATATTAACATCTGTAACATTTTCATAATTTTCAAAATAATCAAATGTAATATCTTCATTTGGATTTTTTTTATACCAACTAAATTGTTTGGAACTATCTACATTATCAGGTAATCTTTTATTTGAATTAATAAAATTTACAATTTCATGCAGTTTTACAGAACAACATGAAAAAAAACCAGCATTATGATTTATTTTAATCATATATATATATATATATATATATATAATTTTTACCGCAAATTAATTTACCAAAAATTACAAATGCTGTTATTCAATGCAATAAAATTATTATTACACCGACCGGAAAGAAAAATGAGACAAAACACAGTTATGAGTTATATATCTTATAACTATGTTTCAAGTAGTTTGTTAAATGGACTTTTGTTATTTTCTTATCTATTATATCAGTAATTACATCTACTATATCCTCATATGTATTTGGACTTTCCTTTTTTATGTAATGTTTTAACAGACTGAAAAATTCCTCAATTGCGTTTGTTTCTGAATGATATGGAACGGTATATAACAAATGATTATGGTAGAAGAAAAAGAACAACTGAAAAGCGATAAGAAAGCACAACAAAAAGAACTTTCAAAATTATTACGAAAACAACGCGAGGAAAATCCTCCGAAGAAAAAAGAAACCACTGAAGAATTACCCGAATTTCCTTATATTGATGAATTACCGATGGAATCGTTAAAAGGAAAACATATTTTTATTGACCCGGGTAAAAGGTCATTGTTTTCTATGATGGATGATACCGGACAGTTTTGCTCTTATACAAATGGTATGCGTATCAAAGAAACAAAACGATTGAAATATCAACGCTTACTGAAAAATTACAAGGACAAAACACATATTGCAGAAGTAGAACAAACACTCAATACTTGCAATTCCAAAAGTTGTAATCTGGATAAGTTCAAAGAATACATAACACAGAAACTGGATGTGAATGAGGTAGTCGTTCCATTATACAAAGACCTTCATTTTCGTAAATACAAATGGTATGCTTACATAAATAAGAAGCGAAGCGAGGATAATATGCTGAATATGATTGAAAAGAAGTATAGTAAAGACCATACCATTATCATAGGTGATTGGAGTATAGGAAAGCAGATGCAACACTTTATTTCCACGCCTAACTTATCACTGAAAAGAAAATTAAAGGAGCGTTTCAAAGTATATAACATAGATGAGTTTAGAACATCTTGTATATCATACAAAACAAAAGACCTTTGTAAAAATCTGTATTTGCCTGATAAGAAAGGCGAAGACAGAAAAATCCACTCAATCCTAACATATAAAATGGAAAACAACAGGAAAGGGTGTATCAATCGTGATAAGAACGGATGTAGGAACATCCAACATGTATTCAACTACTACAAGAAGACAGGAAACCGACCGATGAAATACAGTAGAGAATACAAATATGAAAGAATAGACCAACCACCGAACCCTTATAACAAAGAGGGAGAGGTCGTCAAATGTAGTCTAATGCCTATGAAAAAAAGGTGCTTTTACACCACTGATTTGATTTATCAAATAGCAAAGGAAAAATGACCGATAATTTTTATTTTTTAGGATAATCTTGTCTCATTTTTCTTTCCGGTCGGTGTAAATGATATGAATAAAGATGTTGTAGATATTGTGAACTCTCGTTTTGTTTAGGATAAAAATGCTATGCTTGAATATATACATATAGCATTTTTTGTAAGAATATATAGTTCATAAATCGTTACACCACACGCAATACATCTTCCGTAATATTTTCTATATCATCACAAATACTGTCGACACACGTTGATTAAATAATTTATAATATACGCCCAAACAGCTCTAAAATGACGGTTCATCTGTAAATACTTGTGTAGTGGTTGTGTTTAATATTTTGGTTTCCGTTACTACATTAAAAAAATCTCGGATGGTCGTCTGAAAATTAAAATACATATAAGCACCAAATACAGCACATAACATTACTATAAGACTTTCTTTCACATCGTCCTTTAATGGTTTTGCTTCTTGTCCTAAATATCTACGTTCGATAAACTTCGAAAGGCAAAATGAAACAGTTATTATGACAGCAACGATAAATGTTTCTTCCATTATGGTATTTCATTGGATATTTTGTATATTTTTAATACGCAAAGGGAACCAAGGTTCCCTTAGGAACCCTCCTATTAAGGAAAGGGTCGTAGGGGAAACGTAGTTTCCCTTACTACTAAATTTGCTCTGCGTCCAAGAATATTTCAGAAGTATCAAGTTTAACACTCTTAGGTTCATCTAATACCTCAAACCCCGATAAATCCATATCCCCCGTATGTATTTTGATACGTTCATCGTCTTCATCATCTGCATCATTCTCCATCTGACGTTTTAAAGCACGAGAAATACTAATATCCTCCAAACGTTCAAGGGTCTTAGGTGCTTCAATTACCTCCTCCTTTTTATCGACAGAAATTGCCGAATCTAGGTCATTAAACGTTAATTTCGTAACAATTTCCTCCTCGTCGATATTTTGAATTGCGGGCGTAATCGGAACCACCTCCTTTTCAACAAGTTCTTCTTTTGCCTTTACGTCTTTTGTATTTGTATCAGTATCATCGTCCTTCACAATCTCGGGTTCTTTCATGGTTTCCACAAAAACCTCTTCATCTTGTTCCACACTTTCATCCATATATGCACGAATAATCTCCTCGGTCGGAATACTTTCACGAATCGTTGTTAACACACATTCCTGAATAATCATATCCAATTCTCTTGCATTCTTTTGCACCTGAAGGGGCGAAATGTTTTTTTCAAACAAATAAACATTGGAATAAATCTTGCGTGCAGTGTGGACATACACCTTGTGAATAAACGAATCCAGTTTGGGTATGGAAATATCGATTTTCTTTTGTTTATTACCCACACGAATACACGTCAAAACTTTCAATTGAATAATATGCACACACGTAATAAGTTCTTCTAAATAATTACAACCAGAACGTTCGATAATTCGTTTTCGCTCCTCCTCGATAATCCCGGCATTCCATTGTGGGATTCGGGAAATTAAGTTTTGAAAGGTCATTAAATATTTATCCATTTCGTCATTTTCAATACACATCTTCCACGCCTCGTTAAATATGGACCGAATACCTTCATCCACCAAAGGAGTGAATAAACTGACCAAACGGCTACACCATTCATTGCGAGCTTCGTGCAGGTTCGAAATTACAAAATCGTCCATTTACATAGTTGTAATATTTCATTATTTGTATATCTACGAATCGGAATACAACATATTCAATATAGTAAGCATCAACAATTTTTCGTGACGATATTCCGATTTGATTTCGTGAAACCGCATAATAATATTATATTTTTTTTTATCATCTAATGATTTGCAATTACGTATCCAATCTATTAAATCTAGACACGATAACCCTTGTTCATATGCATCCGTAGGGGAACTATCCCCTACTACAGTAGTTCCATTTTGACCCCTCCTTGTAAAAGGGGTTGTAGGGGAATCCCCTACTCCATAAACCACATCCAAATTATAACGATGTAAATTCAGCACAGTCCCATCGGGTAATAACGTATCCGATATATAGATTTCGCAAAACCGTGATAAAATAGGGTTCAGTAATTTTTGTTTATTATCCACAATAATGAAAAACCGTGTATTATAGCTGAATAACTCGATACAACGCCTCATTGCAGACTGAGCATCTACCGTCAAACTGTCTGCATTTAATAGAATAATCGTCTTAAATAATATTCCCTTGCTACCTTGGACATTGCTCTTTGCAAAAAATTTGAGTTCATCGCGAATGAATTTGATTCCTTTTCCGTGTGCACAATTCACAAACATCACATTCCGTTTGACCAGTATCTTATCATGATTATAAATTTTATTCACAAAATCCATCACTATCGTTTTTTTACCAGAACCCGATGTCCCATGAAACAATATATGTGGAATCCTTTGCGAGGTTAAGAATCCATCTAATTTACGTTGAATATCCGTGTGTATGTTTAATTTGTGGTTCATTTCGATATATGATAACAGCATTATAGTTTTATGTCTATTTTTACTAATAAAGATATAATTAGG